GTTCGTCGAATTAGAGGGTTTGATCCAACAACTCAAACCAGATGGCTTAATGACATTCTTAAAGAATTAGGGGACGACTACGGTTCAATGAAATATCGCAGTGGTTACGAGCAAGGAAAAAGTGAGGGATCATGGGTTGGCGAACAATTGAAAGATGCTGATAAGATTCGGCAAGAATTGAATAAAGTGCTTCTACCTAATTTTATGGATGACTGGATTTTCGAATGCCAACTTTTAAAAGATTTTAGTTTGCGTGATGCACTAGATAGTAACACAATCCATCTCTACGCTAAAAAAAGCGAATTCGTGAAGAAATGGCTTAATGACAAAAACAACCAAGAACTTTTCGCTCGAGCGTGGTTGACTGACTATGAGGCCGAGAAAGAGCCAAAATACAAAGTCAAGTTAAAAAATACAGATGATTATCTAAATCAAACAGAAACTGGATTCCACTTTTTTAACAATGGGAAAAACAACGAAAAATTTACACGAAAGGAACTAGAATATTCTGGTTTTGGTGAAGTGTTTAATAGTTCACTATTTGAAGTGGAGGAGGTTGAGTGATGATACAAACACTTGAAGAAGGAATGAAGAATCAAAGTAAGCGCATAAAAATCCCAAGGGAAATCAGACCGTTTGATGTGGGTTATCGAATAGTAAATAAACACGGTCAAGCGCTTGCCTTAAAAAACGGAGCAAGTATATTCGCTTTACCTTCTCTAGCGGAAAAAGCTATAAAGAAAGAGTTTGAGAAAAATGATCCAGACTTTGATATCGAAAAACATTTTGTCGAAGAGGTCGCTATTGTCAATTTAAGTAAATTTCATAGTTATTTTGAGGAGGAAACAGAATGAAAAGATTTATCGCAATATGGATTTTATTGTCTGCCAGATTAAATATTTGGCAGAGTATCCACATTAAAAAACTAGAAGCAAAGCGTCCGATTGTCGTTTATAAAGCTGACAATCAAGGAGGAGAGATATTCGGTAAAGTAGTCGAGAAAGGACGATATGGCAAACTATATACAATCACGATTCGTGATTACGGGGTATTCGTGGTTACGAAGGAAGTTTATGATACGGTGAAAGTTGGAAATGAGGTGAAACTTTAGATGGAAGAAAAAGAGTTAGAAGAACTTGCTTTTGTTTTTCAAGTGGGGCAGCTCGTTTTGCACACAGCAAAGTCAATTATTAAAGATGAGAATTTGTTAGGAAGTAACGGGACGTTCGCTATTGACGGTCACAAGTTCGAGATAAAGATATCAGAGGTATCTGAAAAGGAGGATGAGGTAATATTGTAATGGCAGAGTACAAGAAACCAACTTACATCATCATTCAGGAAGCAATGGCAGAGCGCATTAGATTTCTGGAAGATGAACTGTACGAAAGGGCCTATAAGGATATTGAGAAGCTAGAAGCTCAAAATGATTTCTTAAAAGGTCTTTGTAACAATCAACTTGAAATCATCATGGATTATGAATGGAAGCAGATGCAAGAGCAGGCTGAGTTCATAAAGGCTAATACTAGAAAGTGGAGAGCAAGATGCAACTAAGATTGAAAGAACTTAGAGAGGATCTATGTCTATCTGTAGGACAAATGGCGAAAGAGACAGGTGTCTCCCAAAATACAATTCATTTGTACGAACGGGGTGGATATCCGTCCATTAAGCAAATCGAAATGATCGCTAAAACCTATGATGTAAACCCTGCGTGGCTTGTTGGGTGGATAGATGATGAAATGATGCCTGGAGTCCAGGTCGTTGAAAAAGTGGTCTATAAAGAAAGTCCAACAGCAAGATTGCCAGATTATTTTAACAATAATAACGAAGGTAAGATTATCAAGTGGAAGCAGTCACGAAGATATCGAGGGGGTAGGAATTGAAGAAATTAAGCGACGAAGACCTCAAAACATTAGACAGAGAACTTTTCAAATTTCAAAACGTTCAACGTACAATAGATTTGAGAAGGCTAGAACTAGAAACTCGAAATCCAGATGCTCAAAGTGGGCCTAGCGTAGGAATAAGCAAACCTACCGAAACCATCGCAATCAGAATAGCGGATGATCCAACCTTAAAATTCCTTGAAGGGTTCAAAGGGATTATCAACAAACTCTTGATCAATCTAGTTGATGAAGATAAGGAAATCTTTAATCTGCGCTGGAGATATCCTCAACTGAGATGGGAAGAAATAGCGGAACAGAAATTCATGAGCAAAGCCACAATTTATAGAAGGAGGAGGATTATCTTAGAACAGTACGCTATACTGAAAGGTGAGTTGTAAACAAGAATGAGACAAAAGGCATCTTGAAGTCTCACAAAAAAAGGTTTATTATGATAGCATGAACTTCTGAAACAAAAACACATATCACACTTTAGGAGTCATCCTTAATTCTAGTCAGAAAAGTTGTCCAACAGAAGTATCGTCAAGAGTCA